GCTCGTGTGTGATGGACTGGGCGTAGGAGAGGGGAGACCGATGAGCGACACGAGGGAGCAGGTCCGCGAGCGGATCGAGATGAAGCGGTTCCGCGCCGAGGTCAAGGCGGAGGCGGCGGAGCCCGGCGCGACGGTCGGCGAGTTCGACGCGCGGGTCGCGGCGTTCGGGAACGTCGATTCGCAGGGCGACCGGATCGAGGACGGCGCGTTCGACGCGACGAAGGCGGCGTGGCAGGAGAGCGGCGACCCGGTCCCGGTGATCTGGTCGCACCAGTGGGACGATCCGATGGCGCACATCGGGTCGGTCCGACCCGAGGACCTCTCCGTCGACGAGAGCGGGCTGAACGTCCACGGGACCATCGACCTCTCGACCGACCTCGCGAAGCAGGTCCACCGGCTCATGGTCGACCGGCGCGTCAAGGAGTTCTCGTTCGCCTACCTCCCGACCGAGTCGGAGCCGGACGGCGACGTCCGCGTCCTCAAGCAGCTCGACCTCATCGAGCTAGGACCGACGCTCAAGGGAGCCAACGCCGAGACCGAGCTGTTCGGCGCGAAGTCCGCGATCTCGTCCCACGAGAGCGGCGCGAGCGACGAGAGCTGGGACGCCGCCGCCGCGGTCGCCGCGCTCCCGGAGAGCGCCGCCGCGCTCCGAGCAGCTCACGCGTGGGTCGACTCCGAGGGCGACCCGGACGCGAAGGCGAGCTACAAGTTCCCGCACCACGAGGTCGGCCCGGACGGGACGGTCGGCGCCGCGAACATGACCGGCTGCTCGGCTGGGATCGCCGTCCTGAACGGCGGGCGCGGCGGGTCCTCCATCCCGGACGGCGACCGCGAGGGCGTCCACGCGCATCTCGGGCGCCATCTCGCCGACGACGACCGCGACGTCCCGGACCTCGCCGCCGCGGAGCCCGACGAGGGGAAGGAGAGCGAACCTCCGGCCGGTTCGGACGAGGACGGTCCGGTCGATCCTCCCGCCGAGGACGAGCAGGAGAAGGGCGGAGACGCCGAGACGAAGTACGGCCGCGTGCTGAGCAAGGCGAACGAGGGGAAGCTCCGGGAGGCTGGCGACCTCATCGGCGCCGTGTTAGCGTCCCTCGGCGAGAGCGCCGCAGACGATGAGGCGGACGGACCTCGCTCCGATGACGGAGACGGGAAGAGGTCCGCGGACCGGGACGGCGCGGGATACATCGACCGGGCGGACGCGGCCATCCGCGTCCTCGACTTGGAGGGACTCCCGTGACCGTACGAGACAAGGACCGAGAGCAGTTCAAGACGTCACTCGACGCGGCGAAGGCCATCGTCGAGGACGCGAAGGCGGAGGATCGCGACCTCACCGCCGACGAGCGCGACGAGGTCGACGGACTCACCGCGAAGGCGGAGCAGGCGAAGGCGCGGATCGAGGCGGACGCGAAGGACGACACCCTCGCGCTCCGGCTCGCGGCGCTGCTCGGCGAGGACGCGAAGAGCGACGAGCCGGACGACGTCGACGCGAAGACGCTCGGTGAAGCGTTCGCCGACTCGCCCGCGTACAAGAGCTGGCTCGCGTCGGTGCAGATCGACGGCGAGGTCCCGGCGTCGCTCAAGAACTTCCGGACGCCGACCGTCGGCGTCGGGCGGAAGTTCCTGAACCTCGCGGGCGTCGGCTCGGCGTTCGACTCGGTCGACCGCCGCGGCGTGATGGTCCCGGAGCCGTGGCCACGGGGGATGGAGGCGCTGCTCGCGCTCTACTCCACCGGGACGACCGGCTCGGCCGTCATCAACTACGCCATCGAGGACTGGGCGGACGCGGCGGACTTCGTCGCGGAGGCGACGGCGTCGAGCGGCGCGTCCGGCGCGAAGCCCGAATCGACCGTCACCTACACGCCCGCGACGGTCAACGTCGGGACGGTCGCCCACTGGGTGGCCGCGACCAAGAACGCGCTCGCCGACGTCGGCCAGCTCCGCGCGCTCATCGACAACGGGCTCCGGAAGGGACTGCTCCGGAAGGTCGCGAACGCGACGCTGAACGGCGACGGAGCGGCGCCCGAGTGGTTCGGGCTCAACGCGCTCGCCGCGATCACGACCCAGGCGTACCGGGTCTCGCCGCTCGCGACGATCAAGGACGCGCTCGGGACCGTCGAGAACGCGGGCTACGACGCGACCGCCATCGTGATGAACTCCGCCGACTGGGCGGCCATCGACGAGGCGACGCCGGTCGTCGTGACGGACCCGTTGCAGAACCGGCCGCGCGTCATCGGCGGCGTGCAGGTCATCGCGACGCCGCTCCAGCCAGCCGGGTTCGCGATGGTCGGTGACTTCAAGGCGGCGTTCCTGCTCGACCGCGAGCAGGCTGCCATCACGGCCACCGACTCCCACGCGGACTTCTTCATCCGGAACCTCGTCGCGATCCTCGGCGAGTGGCGCGGGGCGTTCTTCGTCCCGGCTCCGGCCGCGTTCAAGAAGGCGGACCTGACCTCGGCGTAACGAGGACGGGGGGAGGGGGACCCGGGCGACCGAGAGGCGCCCGGGTCCCGTCCTCGTTCGGGAGTAGGGTGGGCGCCATGAGCCTCGCGACCGTCGACGACTACGAGACGCTCACCGGGACCGACGTCCCGGCCGGAGCCGAGACGGATCGCGTACAGGCGCTGCTCGACGTCGCGAGCGCCGCGGTCCAGGGCGCGACCGGCCAGACCATCGAGAAGGCGCGGACCGTCGAGACGTTCTGCTTGGAGCAGCTCTCGCCGGTCATCCTGCTCGACGAGGTCCCGCTCATCGAGGCGAGCCCGGACGACGAGCTGGTCGTCGAGCATGAGGGCGAGGTCGTCCCGCGGGACCACTACTCGGTCGACCTCTCGACCTCGACGCTCAAGCATTGCGACTGCCATCCGTGGTGGGTCGGCGAATACGCCGTGACCTACACCCACGGGCGCGATCCGGTCCCGCCCGACCTCGTCGGGCTCGTCGTCGGCGCGGTCCACTCGGTCATCGCGGCGCCCGCCGGAGTCGCGTCGCAGTCGGTCGGGTCCTACTCCGTCGCGTACCGCGAGGGCGCGGACGTCGCCGGGCTCGGGTCGCTCGGCGGCGCGACCGTCGACCGCTACGCGATGCCATCGAGGACGTGATGGGCGAGAGCTTCTGGGAGGCGTTCGTCGCGGGCGCGCTCGGCGGGTTCGTCGCGGCGGTGTTCACGGTCGCGATCCTGTTCGGCGGGAGGAACCGATGAGCGCGGTCAACGCCGACGTCGGCGCGATCCTCTGGCGGACGGTCGAGCTGCACCGCGTGACGTCCGGGCCGAAGGACCGCTACGGCGTCGTGACCTACGTCGAGGGCGCGGCCGAGTCGGTCCCGGCGTACTTCGAGGTCACGGAGACGGTCGAGAGCGCCGGGACGGATCGCGAGCGCCGCGAGACCGCGCTGCTCGTCCTGTGGCCGGACGTCGACCCGAAGGCGCGCGACGTCGTCGACGTCGACGGCGAGCGGTGGCAGATCGACGGACCGCCGCGGACGCTCGACGCGCTGTTGGCCGGCGCGCCGCATCACACGGAAGCGACGCTCGTCCGCGTCCGGGAGGGACCATGACGACGAGCGTCGGCTCGCGCCTCGCGATGAAGTGGGACCCGGACTGGGACGACGAGGTCCGCCGGTCCCTCGACGCGAAGCGGGCGATGGAGGGCGTCGCGAACTCGGGCGCCGCCGCTGCTCGCCGGGTCGCGCCGGTCGGCCAGGGCGACTATCAGCGGAGCATCAAGCCGGTCGTCGCGTCGGTCGGCGGCGCGTGGGTCGCGGCCGTCGTCGCCGAGGACTGGAAGGCGGTGTGGATCGAGCGAGGGGCCGTCTCGCCGACGTACACGACGCCCGCGCAGCACGTCCTCCAACGCGGCGTCGAGTCGACCGGCGTGAAGGTCGTCGCTCGACCGTAGCGTGGAGCAGCTCGGCGCGATCCTCGCCGGAGCCGCCGGGCTCATCGCCACCATCGCGGCCGTCCTCATCGCGATCCGACACGCGAAGGGCGAAGGTCGGAAGGACGCGCTCGCCGAGGCGGACGAGGCGGAGGCGGAGGTCGCCCGGCTCCGGGAGCAGCGGGTCGCCGACGCGCAACGGCTCTACGCGCTGGAACTCGCGTTGGTCGAGCATGGGATCGAGCCGCCGTGATCCATCCGCTTGAGCGAGCGGAGCGCGCCGCGGTCCGGGTGTTCGGCTCCGCCGCCGTCGCGCTCGCGCTCGCCGTCGCGCTGTTCGCGCTCGCCGGTTCCCTGCTCGCCCAGGACGACGCGACCTCGGCGAAGGTCGTCGCCGAGCAGGGCGTCCCGGGTCCGGAGGGTCCGCCCGGTCCGCCCGGATCGCCCGGCGAGCCCGGCGCCGTAGGAAGCCAGGGGAAGCCCGGAGAGCGCGGGCCGGTCGGTCCGCCCGGCGAGGGCGAGCGCGGGCCGGAGGGACCGCGAGGCGAGCCGGGAGAGCGCGGTCTCGTGGGTCCGCCCGGATCGCCCGGCGAGCAGGGCGCCGCGGGAGAGCCCGGACCGCGCGGACCTCGCGGCGAGCGCGGGACCCGCGGGCTCCGCGGACCTCGCGGCCCGGCCGGGATGGAGTGCGCGCCCGGGTTCTCGGCTCAGCGCGTCGTCATCCCGGTGAAGGTCGGCGGGTCCTTCGTCGACTTCCGGGCGTATCTCTGCGTCGGCGTTCGGGTGTAGCCTCGCGCCATGCCAGTCGCCGACCTCGTCGGAACCCGCCCGGACGCGGAGCGCGTCGTCGTCGAGCTGCTCGCCGAGATCGAGGCGGAGGTCTCCGCCGCGTTCAATCCGGCGGAGGACTTCCCGCTCCCGGCCGTCCTCGTCCACCGAGCAGGCGGAGGGACCGCGGGCCACCCGCCCGTCCTCGACGCCGCGGTCATCGGGATCGACGTCTACGCCGAGACGAAGCCCGAAGCGTGGGACCTGACGGCCGACGTTCTCGAGACCCTGCTCGCCGTCGAGGGCGAGATGGTCGGGTCGCCGCCGTTCGCGTGGGTCGCCGCCGTCGAGGACGCGGGCGCGACGATCTGGCTCCCGGACGAGACGACGGGCCGAGCGCGATACAGCACCGTCGTCCGGGTGTACGCTCGCGGCGAATCAGCAATCCCGGCGCCGTGAGCCCGGGGGAAGGGGGAGCTTCGCCATGCCACAAGACGCATTGCAGGTCCTCGTCGGGACCGGCGCGAAGTGCTACGTCGGGCTCGACGACGCGACCGCGCCGACCGACTCCGACACCGACCTCACGACGGGCTGGGTAGACATCGGGTTCGTCTCCGAGGACGGCGCGACGATCCGGTTCGGCGCGACCTCGGAGGGCGT